CAATATGCCCGGCGGGTGCGCGATGGGCTGCTTGATGACCGGAGCTTTCTGCCGCTGCTGTATGAGTGGCCCAAGGCGATGCTTGATGCGGGCGATTATCTGCAGCCGGAGATGTTTCATGTGACAAACCCTAATCTGGGGCGTTCGGTGAGCATGGATTTTCTGACCGCGAAGCTGATCGAGGCGCGCGAGAGTAACACCAAGGGCAGCCTGCAGCTGTTTCTGGCCAAGCATCTGAACGTGGAAATCGGCCTGCGGCTTTCGCACAACCGTTGGGTTGGGGCGGATTATTGGGAGGCGGCGTGCGAGCCGGGGTTGACGCTGGATGCGCTGCTGGAGCGGTGCGACGTAGTGTCGATCGGGATTGATGGTGGCGGGCTGGACGATCTGCTGGGGCTGGCGGTGCTGGGACGGGAGCGGGACACCCGGCGCTGGCTGCATTGGGGCCATGCCTGGGCGCATCCGATTGTGCTGGACCGGCGCAAGGGCGAGGCTTCACGGCTGGAGGATCTGGCGAAAACGGGTGATCTGACCATCACCACGGGGCCAACGGACGATATTATGGCGGTAGCGGACCTGGTGGAACGCATTTGGGCGCTGGGGCTGTTGCCGGAAAAGGCCGGTATCGCGCTGGACCCATTCTGTGTGACCGCGCTGCTGGACGAGATTGTGGGGCGCGGGGTGCCAGATGAAACACAGATCGGTTTTCGCCAGGGCGGCGCGCTTAGCCCGGCCGTGTGGGGGCTGGAGCGGAAGTTGGCGGACGGGACGTTTTTGCATTGCGGACAAACGCTGATGGCCTGGTGCATTGGCAATGCGGTGGCCGAGCAGAGAGGTAATGCGGTGATTATCACGAAGGAAACAGCCGGGCGGGCGAAAATTGACCCGCTGGTGGCGCTGTTCAACGCGGCGATGGTGATGGGCCGGAATCCGGAAGCGGCCGGTGGCGGGCCATCGGTGTATCTGGGCCGTGGGCTACTGGTCGTTTGATGGGACTTATGGCGGACATTGGCCGGCGGTGGCGCATTGGTAGCGCGAGCCGGACGGCTGCACCGCGTGCGGATATCGGCGGCCAGTCTCTGCCGGTGGCGGTGATGGAGATGCTGCGCGGCGGCACCAGTGCCGATCGCGCTTTGACGCTTTCATCGGTGCATCGATCGGTTAGCCTGATTTCAGGCGCAGTGGGATCCATGCCGGTACAGGTGCGGCGCCGGGTGGGCGATACGCGGCGCGAGGTGCAGGATCATTGGGTGGTGCCGCTGCTACGGCGGCGGCCGAACAAGTGGCAGACGCCGCAACAGTTCAAGCGGATGATGCAGGCGCAGCTGCTGCTGCGCGGCAATGCCTATGCGCTGAAGGTAGGCACGGCGCGCGGTGGATATTCGCAGTTGATTCCGCTGAATCCGGATCAGGTGACTGTGCGGCAGTTGGATGATTTTGCGCTGGAATATGATTGGATTTCGAAAAGCGGCCAGCGGCGCGTGCTGCCGCAATCCGATGTTCTGCACCTGGTGGGGCTGACACTGGACGGGGTGACGGGCATTTCGGTGTTGCGGTCTGCTGCGGATACCATTGGTTATGCCATTGATCAGCGCCGGCATGGGCGCGCGGTTTTTGCCAATTCCACCCGACTGGGTGGGGTGTTGGGGCATCCCAAGAATATCGGGCTGGAAGCGCAGGAGAATTTGCGCGCCAGTATGGATGCGTTTCGCGGGCCGGAGAATGCCGGGCGGTCTTTGATCCTGGAAGAGGGCATGACCTGGACGCCGATGGCCATGACGATGGAGGATGCGCAGTTCGTGGAGACGGCCGGGCTTTCCCGGTTGGAGATTTATCAGTTTTTTGGGCTGCCGCCGCACATGGCGGGCGACACGGAAAAGGCGACAAGCTGGGGCACGGGCATCGAGGCGATGAGCCAGGGCTTTGTGACCTATACACTGAATGACTGGCTGGTGACGTGGGAAGAGACGCTGGCGCGTGACCTGCTGCAGTATGAGCCGGATATGTATATACAGTTTAACCGGAATTCGCTGCTGCGCGGCGACGTTAAGACGCGGTGGGCGGCCTATGGCGCGGCGCGGCAATGGGCGGTGATGACGCCAAACGAAGTGCGCGGGCTGGAAGATATGGGGCCGCTGGACGGGCTGGATGATCCCTTTGTGGGCGGCAACGGCCAGCGGGTGAATGATGCGGCGACGGTAGCGGAAGAGGATCAGTGATGGTGGGTGTTATGAATATCCGGGCGGCATGCCGCCTGCGGGCGCTGCCTGCGCCGGCTGATCGCCGCGTGGAATCGCTGGCGAAGGTCGATGTGATGGAGCGGTGGAGCGAGACGGCGGGTCTGCGCCCGGCGGCTGTGTCGCGTGGGGATAATGTGATCACCATGTTTGACACCATCGGCGAAGATTATTGGACCGGCGGCGGGGTGACGGCCAAGGGCGTTTCTGCGCAGCTGCGGGCCATTGGTGACCGGCCGGTTGAGGTGCAGATCAACAGCTTTGGCGGCAGCATGTTCGAGGGAATCGCCATCTATAACGTGCTGCGCGAGCATCCGCAGGACGTGACGGTGAAGATCATGGGGCTGGCGGCCAGTGCGGCCAGCGTGATTGCGATGGCGGGCAACCGTATCGAGATTGGCGCCGCCAGCTTTCTAATGATCCATAACTGCTGGACGATGGCCCTTGGCAATGCCGATGATCTGCAGCAGGTGGCCGATTATCTGCGGCCGTTCGATACGGCGATGGCCGATGTATATGCGGCGCGCAGTGGCCAGACCGTGGCGCAGGCGGCGGAATGGATGAAGGCGGAAACCTATTTCAGCGGCAGCCAGGCTATCGATCTGGGGCTGGCAGATGACCTGCTGCCGGCGGACCAGGTGCGCGATGATGAGGACGCGCAGGCGAGCGCATCGGCGGTTCACGAGGTGCGCGCCATGGAGTTATCGCTGGTGCGCGGCGGCATGAGCCGCACCGATGCGCGGGCGCGTATCAAGGCTTTGAAGGGCACGCCTGGCGCTGCCCTGCCCCCCACGCCGGGCGCTGGGGTTCCCCGATGGGCTGCTGAAATGGCGGCCCTGCTGCAATCCATGAAATCCTGACAGAGAAGGAACAATATAATGAGCTATCTGAACAAGATGGCGGCTGCGGCCGCTCTTTCCTCCACTGCACCGCGTGCCATGATTGGCGTTTATGCGGATGCCAGCGATCCCGCGAAGCTGATGGCGGATTTCCGCGCAGCCTTTGATGTGTTCAAGGCGGCAACCAACGAGGAGCTGGCCAAGAAGGCCGATGTGGTGCTGACCGAAAAGGTTGACCGGGTGAATGCCGAGCTTACCCGTCTGCAGGCGGCCAGCGACGCGCTGGCGGAGAAGATGGCGGTGGCGCAACTGGGCGGTGACGGCCACGGCGTCGGGCGCAGCGCGGATCCGGCGTATGCCAAGCTGTTTTCGGAATGGATGCGCAGCGGCAATGGTGATGCTGCTGTGAAGACCTCCCAATCTGAAGGGCCGCGCGCGGCGGTTACCAAGACTCCGGCAGAGGGCGGTTATCTGGCGCCAGTCGAGTGGGACCGCACCCTGACCGGCAAGCTGAAGATCATCAGCCCGATGCGCACCCATGCGCGGCTGCAGAGCATCAGCGGCGCCGGCTTTACCAAGGTTTTCCAGGACCGCTCTATCGGCTCGGGCTGGGTGGGTGAGACGGCTGCACGTCCGGCGACCGGCACGCCTGTTTTTGCCAATCTGACCTTTGGCACGGGCGAGCTTTATGCAAACCCGGCGATGAGCCAGCAGGTGATCGACGATTCCGAAATCGCGCTGGAGCAGTGGCTGGTGAGCGAGATTGACACGGAGTTTGCGCGGCAGGAAGGCATCGCGTTTCTTTCGGGCGATGGTGTCAACAAGCCGAACGGCATCCTGACCTATATCACCGGCGGCACGAATGCGGACACCCATCCTTGGGGTGCGATCACCGCGGTGAACAGCGGCCATGCAACGCAGCTGACGGCGGATGGCATCATCAACCTGATTTATAACCTGCCTTCCGAGATGTCGATGAATGCCAAATTCTTTGCGAATTTGCAGACCATCGCAGCGATGCGGAAGCTGAAAGATGGCCAGGGCAATTTCCTGTGGCAGCCGAGCTTTGAGGCGGGGCAACCCGGACGCCTGGCTGGCGTGCCGGTTGTGGAAATGGCGGGCATGCCTGATATTGCCGCCGGCGCAAAAGCGGCGCTGTATGGCGACATGGATGCCACCTATATCGTCGTTGATCGTGTCGGTCTGCGGATGCTGCGTGACCCTTACACCAACAAGCCGTTTGTGCATTTTTACACGACAAAGCGTGTGGGCGGTGGGGTGTGGAACCCGGAACCGATGCGGGCGCTGAACATCTCGGCCTGATAGGCGGCTGTGTGAATGGAGGGGCGGGGGGAAACCTCCGCCCTTTTTCTTTGAATTTGCTGCAAGTTTTCGGAGTTGGGCATGTCGCAAACGAGCATAGATCCGAATGTGCCGGGGCTGGATATGGGCATTTCGCAGCAGCCGGAATTTGATGAGGACGCGCCGACATCGGTTGATCTATATTTGAACGTGCCGGGGCTGGACCTTAATATGGCGCTGTTCCCGGGGTTTATGGCAAATGGTGTGATTGATCCGGTGACAGAGGGGCCGGAATCATTGGTGTCCGCGCGGATTGTTGGCAGTGACATTGCCGATTTTGACGGCTGGGTTCTGGAGATTGTGGGCACGTTTGGCGCACCATCGACGACCGCTTTCAGTGGCCCGGTTGGCCCGCATGTGGACTATCCGCTCGACCCGGATGGCACGCCCAAGGTGACGTTGGCAGTGAGCGGCATTACGGGATTTGCGCGTTCTGGCGGGCAGGCGGTGGCGGACGTTAACCGCACCACGGCGCTGACCGGCATGAAACCGCTGCGCCAGACATGGCCA